ATAGGAAAAGCACCTGACATTAGATTAAGTTTTTACTCCCTCTTTCATTTACTGCGTTATTAATTAATTGAGTGATAGTTCCTCTTGATCTAACTAATAAATCTTCAAAGCCTGAAGCATCTACTGTATTGATATTAAAATTAACTGTTGTACTTCCACCACCAGTTCCTCTAGCTGATTGAGTAATTTGTCCTGATTGATTAGGTACAAACATTTCAGCACCATTTTCTCCTACAAGAATTGGTTCTCCTTTAGATACTGCACCACCACTAGCAAAGCTACCCATGATACCAGTTAATAAATCACCACCAGTAGAAACACCTTTCATTACACTTTGTTTAGTTTTTTCGTGTGTAATCATTTTTTCAATTCCTAATTTTGTCATCAACTGTGCTATTTGAGTATTTTCCATAGCAATCGAGATAGCTTGTCTTGCTATCTTTTCTATCAAATGTGCAATAATTTTACCTAAAATTTGTTGTGCTATGTTTCTTAAAGTGTCTGATAATTTTTCTCCAAGTACTACTGATCTTGCTAATGCTTCTGACATTTTTGTAATACCACTATTAATACCATCTGCAATAATCATTTTTATATTTTCTTGTTTATTTTTAATATCTTCTAAAGCACCTGAATTTAATTCTTTAAATTTAGCAATAGCTTTTTCAGTTGCACTTGGGATTTTATATTCTAATTCATTTACAGTGTTATATAAGAATGTATCTACTGCTTCCATTTCTTTGGGTGAAATAACAGTATATTGTCCCATGCCTCTACCTCTATCAGGAATTTCTCCTGTTTTAAATTTTTCATGATTTCTATCAATTTTTCTGCAATAGAATCTAATTCTTTTCCTAAAAGATAATAAGCAGCAGTACCAGCAACAGCAGCAGCAGCAGCTAAACCAATACCAACTGGGCCAGATAAAATAGCAATTGCTTTCATTCCAGCAACAACTCCTACTAATGCTCTAGCTATATTTAAAAACAGTTTAGCAAGTTTATATGAAATAATTATTTTAAATGTTTCTTTTACTAGGTTTGAATACTCTGCAATAAGTTTAATTGATTGGGCTAATTTTTCAACTCCCAATGCTAAAACAGTTCCTACACCAACTCCTAATTTTTCAATCATTTCAGAATTTTCTTCTAATGCTTTATTAAGATCACCAAATTGTTTTTTAAGACCTTCAAAGAAACCAGCTTCTAATATTGTTCTTTTAAAATTGAAAAACTTATCTCCAATCATTGATAGAGTACCTTCAAATGTGTTTGCTAATTCATCTGTTGCACCACCAAACTTTCCACCTTTACCAAATATTTTTGTAAATGCTGCTGCTGTTTCTTCTACTGATACTACTGCACCAGCTTTAAATCCTAACATAGATTTAACACCTCTATCTCTAAATAGATCAGCTGCACTAATACCAGCACTCATTGATCTTTGAATTTGCTCTGCTGTAGTTTTAAAATCTAGTCCTGTTACTGCTGCAACATTACCAGTAATTTCCATAAGGTTAGCAAGTTCTTTTGCGTCTTTAGAAACAACTGCAAGAACACCTGAACCAGATTGTATTTCTTCTAGTGAGAAAGGAACTTTAGCAGCAAACTTTGCCATTTCATCAAATGCTTTTGCACCCTCTCTAGCACTTCCAAATAAGAATTTTAATCTAACTTGTAATCCTTCAATTTGTTTTCCTGTATTAACTAATGATCTAATAGCAAGTCCAGCACCTAAACCTATAAAAGCATTTTGAAGATTAAAGACAGCACTCTTAACTCTATCTAAACCACCTCTAACTCCTTGTAAGGCTTGGGTGGATTTATCTTTTGCTACAATATCTATTTGAAGTTTTTGTGCCATTATTTATAATTTTTTGCTTCTGTTAATGATTGGTTTCTTTTATACCCATCTTGTTCTTTTTCAAGTAGGCTAACCATAAATTATAATGGCTTACTGGCATATCTAATACTTGTTGAATTGGTATGTGGAGTCTGTCTGCAACTACTAAAAGCGACCAAGTATCAGGGTCGCTGATTACTTTTTTTCGGCTTCCTCAAATGAAGTATCTACAAGTATTTGATTAGCAATATTAGCTATGATATTAGAGTCTGCTTTTTTCTTAAAGCAAACTTATCTTCTGGTTGAAAGGCTTTAACTAATTCGCCTTTATCATCTTTGATTTTAATTTCATTATAAGTAAATCAACTAGGATAGTTAAGTCTTGAAAGTTATTAGATTTTTTAAAGATAATGTTTTTTCTTCAAGTGTTAATGGTTCTGAATAGAATACACTAGCATTTCCATGCTCGTCTTTCCATTGTTCTACTTCTATTGTAATAGTTTTAAGAGTCTCAAAATGGGATTTAACCCTATCTATAATTAACATAAATTAAATTATACAGTTGATACTGCTAAAGCACCAGTTCCTTGAAAAGTAACTGTTCTTGAAATAATTGCGTCCATTGTATTATTGATACTCATACCAGTAACAATTCCTGTTCCTGTGTAACTTGCATCTCCAGATGTATTACCCTCTGGTAATAAAATAAAAGCAATAGAAGCACCAGCAAGTAACGATTCTTGCTGTACGTTAGTTTCATCAAAGTGCATTTCTAAAGTACCTGAAAAATGATGTTCTTCCAGTTATAAATGATTTAGTTGCGTCTGTTAAAGCAGTATCTTCTACTACATCTCCAGTTGTTTCTAGTGTAAAACCAGTTAGTTCCCCAACTGCTGTTCCACCAGCTGTTACAACTCCTTCTTTTCCGTGATGTGTTGCCATTTTTTATCCTTATTAATTTTTGTTGGTTGTTTTTGTTCTTCCTTATAACCTAAACTTAAAAAATGTTCAAGGTTAGTTTCATTAATCGTAATCTCTGAATCGCCTTTATATAATTTAATATCTTTAGCCATAAGTCCTTTTACTATTTATCTTCTTCTTCGTCAATATCTTCTTCATCTTCATCTTCGTCTAATTCGTCATCTAATTCATCACTATCTGCTTCTTCCCATTTATCATGTTCTGTTTCATCAACAAAATTTTCTCTAATTTCTTCTACTAAATCTTTTACTTCCTCACAAAGTAAAGACTCCTTATCATGTAATACTTCTATCTGATTGATTTTCTTTGAAATTTTATCTAATGTTTTTTCTATTGTCATAAATTATCCTTATGGTGTTCCTGATTGATATTCGTACATACATCTTATAGTCATTTTTATTCCACCTACTGGAAATAAAGAACCTTCATCTGTTTCTACTTGGATAACTTCTGAATCAAGTGCATTACCATCTCTTGTAATATCAGTTTCTATTGCAGTTTCAATAGCTGTAATTAAAGTATTTCTAGCAGTATCTATATTAGCTTCTGCACCTTTAACAAATCCTAGTATTACAAAATCAATAGTTCCATGCCTTGTTTTAGCCCCACTTCCAAGTTCGCTATCATCTCTATTTTCTTCTGATGTTTGAACTATCACTGCTGGGTATTGTTGCATAGATAATTCGTCTAACAAGAAAGGTTGTCTAGTAGCTTTTTTAATTGCTGGACTAGATATACTTGAAATAACTGATAATAAATTTACTGCTATATCTTCTCTTACACTCATATTCTTGCCTTTCTAAATTCTTTGGCTACAAATTTATTAAATTGTTTGCCTATTATATTAGCAGTTCTATCATTAAATCCAAAAAATTCACGTTTTGTTTTACCTAATACTTGATTAAATACTGCTCTTTTAAGCATTTCACCATTACTAAATCCTACTGATACTTTATTTGTTCCTGTTTTTTTAACTGTTTGTCCACTAGGAGTTAAAGCACCTAACATTCTACCAGAATAAAATAAATCAACTTTAGTTGGATAGCCTTTTTTTTGTAAATGTTTTAAGTAGCCTTGTGAATAAGGTGAAAAAGGTGCATCTCTAAAGTCTATTCCTTTAGCAGTTTTAGTTCTGATAATATCCAGTAATTGAAAACCACCTTGTAGTATTCCTTTTTCAATAATAGTTTTGATTTTTCTCTCTACTTTTTTAATCTTGTTTTAAGAAACTCGGTATTAGTTTTAATCTTTACTGATACAACCATTATCTAATTAATCGTTTTGACCCATGTAATGGTTCTCTTTCATTAACAGAAATAGTAGCATTAGCATCTGAATCATATTCAACACCATCTTCTAATATTGTTCTAAATTCTTTATTGTATTCAGACATATATTTTTCAGACATTCTTTCAAATCTATCTTTTTCTGTTTCAGGTCTAAACTTTGATAATGCTGGACAAAAAAATCTACCTAAAAACAAATAAACACCAGCACGTTCAAACTGATCTAAATTAACTTTTGTATTAACCATTTCAGCAGTATTAAGAACTGTAATATCTGTAAAAACATTTGTTTTATATACTAACCACCATTCAATTCTTAATTGTCTAAATATATCGTTAGTAGTTTGTTCAAAAAAATTAACAGCTTCGGTTGCAGTAGAAGCTATACCAAAATCAAATACATCTGGTTGATACTTTGTTACATCAGCTGCTACTATTACATCTGCACCAGTATAATTAGCCATAACTTATTTCCAGATTAGATAAATTATTAAAACAGCTAAAGGTATTGAATACATAGGATTATTTTTAGATTTAATCCACACCCATCTACACCATTTCTTTAATTTAAGTTTAATTAATTTGTTCATCTTTTTTCTTCTTTGTTTTTTGTTTTTGAGGTTTTAATTCTACAATGTTTTCTTGTTGAACCTCTTTAACTTCTTTTACAACATCTTGTACTGGTTTGAAACCTCTAAACTCCCATACTTTAATATTTTTTTTATAGTCAGTTATATTTCTCTCTATAATTCTAGTTCCTTTTTGTAATTGAATTTTTGTTGGTTTTTGTTGTATTATTTGTACCATTGTTATTTCCTTTTTAAGTTAATGTAAGGGCTATTTCTAGCCCCCACAAATTATTCAAACTACGCTTGTATAGATGAATCGTAATGTAATTCAACTCCATATGAGTCATGGATTTCTCCAACACCATATACAGAAGTTGCTACAATCTCGTCTGCTCTTAGAGAAGCATCTCTTTGAGTTTCGATTTTAACATCTTGCATAATCGCAATAGCTAATGCGTCTTTATGGAACGCACCACCTTTGTAATCACCAGCAGTACCAGTATTAGCCATGTTTGAAGTTTCATAAACATTCATTCCAGCTATTCTACCAATTAAGCCTGATCTTAAAGCTTCATTAGAACTGTCTGTTGATAATCCAGCAAAGGTATTAGTCATTGTAGATTTTAGATCGTAAGCGATTTTAGGGTGTAGTACTACGTTGCAATCGTCAGTAGATAATGCGTTTTGTTTCAAAGTAGAAAGAGCATTAAATAAAACTGCTGCACTTATTGCTGCAGAACCATCTCCTAATGTAACACTAAAACCATCAAACAAAGCAGTTAAATCTGCGTCTTGTTTAATAGCTAATGCTTCCCCAAATAATTTACCAATATCTGCTGCAACATTTCTTGGTGCAGCGTTTCTTGCCAAATCAGTTAGAGTAGTCATAACACCAACTTCGGCAGCAGTAATAGTTACTGAACTTGGGTTGATTGCTGTGTTTGCTAAATCAGTTGCTTCGTCCACTGCTGCTGCAGAAACTGCTGCATAAACTGGAACTTCAACTGCTTTACCACCACCAGAGATCGCATAGTTTTTAACTAGGTTTCTCATAATGGATTTTTCAGATGCTACAAATTGTGCTTCTGCTACTATCTCTGTGTATAGTTCCGATAGTGTGGAACTTGTGCTTTCGTTAGACATATTATTATCCTATTAAGTTATTTGTTTAAGTTAATTTGAACTGCCCCAGTATCTCGTTTTTTCCTATAATCAGAATAGGCTTTACGATCTTCTGGTTTAGTTAAATCTAAATCCTGTAATGTAAAGGGTTTAACAGTATTACCACCAATAGCACTCTGGCTTCCTGAACCAGACAGAGACCCTTGACGGAAGTGTGGGTTGCTATCTAAAAACTCTTTAACTCTATCTTCAATAGTAAAAAGTTCTCCTTTTGCGTTATATCTTACATTGGAGTTA